ACAAATGGAGTTCTATCAGACGATAGTGATTTCACTTTTAGTGGAGAGACATTAACAGCGACAAGTCTTAGTTCTACAGCGATAACTGGTAGTACTATAAGTGCGAGTGGAGATGTTAGAGCAGCTAATCTTTATGGACAAGTTGCAACAGCAGCTCAAACTAATATTACTTCAATTTATGCTACGGATTTGATTTTAGGAGAAGATTCTCAAACTGCTATTGATTTTGGAACAACAAATGAAATACGATTTAATGCTGATAATCAGGTACAGATTAAGATTGCAGATGGAGTAGTACAACCACTTACAGATAGTGATGTTGATTTAGGTACTTCATCAGTTTATTGGAAAGATGCCTTTATTGATTCAGTAACAACCACAGGTAATGTGAGTGGTTCATTAACTTCAACTGGTTCATTTGGTAGAGTATCTGCGACTGATATTGATTTAGCTTCCATAAAAGGAAATTGGACAAATGCAGGTAACACAGTAGCAGATTTAGGTACTATCACTACAGCAGATATAAATGGTGGTACAATTGATGGAGCAACAATAGCAACATCTGATGTAACTGTAGGTTCAGGTAAAACATTAAATGTAAGTGCTGGTACATTAACGACATCAACTGCACAAAAATTAGCTATAGTTGAAGGTGTTGGTGGAGATACAGATATAGGATCTCATGATTTTAGAGCGGCAACATTAACTGCAGACGGATTAACAAGTGGTAGAGTTGTATTTGCAGGAACAAACGGAGTATTAAGTGATGATTCAGATTTAACATTTACTGGAGCAACACTTTCAGCAACAAATTTAACCACTACAGGAACAATAAAAGATTTTACCCTTGTAAGTGGTAGTTCAGTTTCAACTGGTTCATTTGGAAATTTAACAGTAGTTGGTGGAGTTACACAAACAGTATCACCACTTACTTCAGATGGAGCAGCACTTGGAACTACTTCTAAGATGTGGAGTGATTTATTCCTCGCAGATGGTGGAGTAATTAATTTTAATAATGGTGATGTAACTCTAACACATAGTTCTAATAAAGTAACATTAGGTGGTGGTGATTTAGATATAGATGGAGCTATGACAATTACAGGAAATATTACTGGTGATAGCGGTAACATGACAATAGCCGCAAGTGGGGGAGATGTATTAATTGAAGGTTCTACTTTTAGTGGAAATAATGTAACTATTCCAGGTAATTTAACGGTACAAGGCGACCAAACAAGTATTTCATCTTCAAATCTTGATGTTGTAGATAAAAATATAACTATAGCAAGTGGAAGTACTACATCAGCGTTAATGGACGCAGCTGGTTTAGATTTTGGAGTTGGTGGTACAGTAGCTAATCTTAGATATTGGCATGCACAAACAGCTATTTCTTCAAGTGTTGAGTTTATAGCTAATGGAGCAAGATTTGGTTCAACAGTTTCACCTCAAACAAGTGATGGAGCTGCACTAGGTACAACTGCATTACAATGGAGTGATTTATTCTTAGCTGAAGGTGCTGTAATTAATTTTGATAACGGAGATGTTACATTAACTCAAACTGGTGATAGTTTAGCAATAGCAGGTGGAGCATTGAGTGTAGTTGGACATATAAGTTCAAGTGGAACTGTAAGTGCATCAGAAGGTAAGTTTACAACAATAGATATAGATGGTGGTTCAATAACAGGAATTACCGACCTTGTAGTGGCCGATGGTGGTACAGGTGCTTCAACATTCACAGATGGTGGAGTATTATTAGGTAGTGGAACAGGAGCAATTACAGCAACAGCCGCACTTGGAGATGGAGAGATGCTTGTGGGTGATGGTTCAACAGACCCATCAATAGAAAGTGGTGCAACATTAAGAACTTCAATAGGAGTTGGAACTGGTGATTCACCACAATTTACAGCAATAGAATTAGGACACGCCAGTAATACAACGATAGCCAGATCAGGTGCTGGAGATATTACAATAGAGGGTAATCATATTTATAGAGCAGGTGGTACAGATGTAGCAGTAGCCGATGGTGGAACTGGAGCAAGTACATTAACTGATGGTGGAGTATTATTAGGTAGTGGAACAAGTGCAATTACAGCAATGGCAGTACTTAGTGATGGAGAAATGATAGTTGGAGATGGTTCAACTGACCCAGTAGCAGAAAGTGGTGCCACATTAAGAACTTCAATAGGAGTTGGAACTGGTGATGATGTATTATTTGCAGCTATTAGTGCTAGTGGTGATATAAGTGGCTCATCAACTTCAACTGGTTCGTTTGGTAGAACATCAACAGCTACACTTGATTTAGATAGTATACAGGGTAATTGGACAAATGCTGGAAACACCGTAGCCGATTTAGGAACTATTACAACCGTAGATATTAATGGTGGAACAATTAATGGTATTACAGATTTAGCAGTAGCGGATGGTGGAACTGGTGTAAGTACTTTAACCGATGGTGGTGTTCTTTTAGGAAACGGAGCTGGAGCTATTCAAGCTATGGCAGTTCTCACAGATGGTCAGATGATTGTTGGAGATGGAACAACAGACCCAGTTGCTGAGAGTGGTGCAACATTAAGAACTTCAATAGGAGTTGGAACTGGTGATGATGTTGTTTTCACAAGTTTAGAAACAAGTGGTAACGTAAGTGGTTCATCAACTTCAACTGGTTCATTTGGTGCGGTTGTAATGAGTGAGGTTATTGGTAACTGGACAAATGAAGGAAACACAATAGCAGATTTAGGAACTGTAACAACTGCTAATATTGATGGTGGTACTGTAGATGGAACTAATGTAACTGTTGGTTCAGGTAAAACATTAAATGTTAGTGCTGGTACATTAACCACCTCAGCCGCTCAAAAAGCTGCGATAGTTGAAGGTGTTGGAGCTAATGTTGATATAGGAGCTTATGACTTCCGAGCTAACACAGTTATTGCAGACGATTTGACGAGTGGTAGAGTTGTATTTACTACAACAAATGGACAACTTACAGACGATAGTGATTTATCATTTGATACTGCTACATTAACAGCTACTAACTTAACCTCTACAGGAACAATAAAAGATTTTGGATTAGTAAGTGGTAGTTCAGTTTCAACTGGTTCTATTGCGAGAATGAAAGTAATTGATAGAATTGATGTAGGAAATGGTACTTCTACCGAACCATCAATAAACTTTGTTTCAGATGGAGATACAGGATTCTTCTTAGAAAGTGCAGATGATATTGGAGTTTCATTGGGAGCTGTAGAAGAATTTAGATTCGCTAATGGTGGTAACTTTCACGCTGATGCAGATGTCGTAGCGTTTTCATCAACCGTAGCTTCTGATGCCAGACTTAAAGAAAATGTAGAAGATATATCTTATGGTTTAGGTGATGTCTTACAGTTAAGAGGTGTAGAGTTTGATTGGAAGAAAGAAGGTAGGGGACACGATATAGGTTTCATAGCCCAAGAAGTTCAGTCTGTAATTCCTGAAATTGTGAAGGAAGTAGATGGATTAAATGGAAAAGAATCACACTTAACTGTTAATTATGCAGCGGTAGTTCCAGTATTGGTTGAATCAATTAAAACTTTAAAAGAAGAAATAGATAATATTAAAGAAAATTGTAAGTGTTTGAAAAAATAACTTATATTTATATAAAACAATTTTAATTAATTTAGGAGTTATAACATGCCCGAAAAAGAAAAAACAACTGAAATAGTAGAAGAAACAAAAACAGAATACTCTGGTGGAGTAAAGTTAGCACAAGAAGAACTTGATGCAGTAAAACAATTACAACAAAAGTATACTGATGTCATATTACGGATTGGTCAGAACAGCTTACAGATGAATTCAGTTGAATCTACACTTGATGAGTTAAAAGAAAACCGTGAAGCTTTGACTCAAGAACATCAAGCATTACAAAAAAATGAACAAGAAGTTGTTAAAAGTCTTACGGACAAATACGGAAATGGAAATTTAGACGTAGATAGTGGTATTTTTACACCAAATGAGTGATTTTGGGGTTTTTACTTTATATTTATATTTAACAAAATTTCGTATATAATACATTTAACAATCATTTAGGAGAAATTCAATGGCCGAAAGAATAGTCAGTCCTGGTGTCTTTACCCAGGAAACAGACCTTTCGTTTCTCCCACAAGGAATATCAAACATTGGCGCAGGTGTCATAGGAGCTACACAAAAAGGACCAGCTTTCGTACCTACCATTGTTCAAAATTTTCAAGAATTTGAAGAAAAATTCGGTGGGTTAACGAAGACCACTTATGTTCCTTATGCTGTACAAGAATATCTTGGTTCTGCATCTACCGTCACGATAGTTCGTGTTTTAAATACAGGTGGATATAAAGCAGATTCAGTACATGTACAAGCATCAGGTAGTTCAAGTGGATGGAAAACCGTTTTCACTTTGTCAAATACATCTTTAGCGTCTACATCAGACATATCAAAGACTGAAGTTGGATTTTCAAACGATAGCGGTTCATTCGTGATTCGTGTTAGTGGTTCTAATGGACTTTTACAATCCATTTCCGCTTCATTAGATACTGGTTCTGCATATTATGTAGATAAAGTTATCACAAAAGATCCTACAAGTGCAACAGATTATGTTTACTTGTATAAACAATTTAAAAATACAGCACACGCTCTATCCTCTGATTGGATGGAACTAACCATAACAGGTAGTGCATCATCTTCCGCAGGATTAGATTTTTCAGGTGGTTCAAATGGTGCTTACACTGCACAGTTTAATAGTGTTGGTGTAGCCTCAACTTGGGGTGGTAATGTAGATTACTCAACAGCTCGTACACCTTATATTATTGATCAAGGTGATACAGCAACAAGTGCTCAGAAAAACTTATTCCGTTTCTACACACTAAGTCATGGAACAGATGCAAATACAGATGTAACAGTTTGTATCTTGAACATTAAAGCTGCTGGTTCAATACCAGGTAGTGATTATGGTGAATTTAGTGTACAGGTTCGGAATTATAATCCAGACAATGCCGACAACAATCAATTATTAGAACAATTTGATAATTGTAATTTTGACCCAGCATCATCTAACTACTTCGCTAAGAGAATTGGTGATAGACATGTTGTTATTGATGCTAATGGTAAATTGACTTGGCATGGGGATTATGCTAACAATTCATCTTATATTCGTGTAGGTGACTACTCAACAATAGAAACATTTTCTACCAATGTAGTACCTTATGGATATAATAAGATGGTTAATCCAGTTCCAGGAACTAATATACCAACTGCTTCTATTAACACACAACAAGTTAATAATCTAGGTGATTATGATTCTAATATGTTTTATGGGTTTGATACAGATAGTAAAGACGCACAAGCATACTTATCACCAGTTTGGAGTTCAGCAGGTAATGGTGACAATTCTGTATTCTCATTAGCTAATATGTATGGACATACAGATGTAGGTACATCTTTAAATGTTGATACTTATTCAGATGGTTCAGAATTAGTAACATTAGCTTTATCAGATATAGGACAACGTAAGTTTAGAGTAGGTTTCCAATGGGGATTTGATGGTGGAAACCCACAAACCAAAGCAAAAACTGGTAATGATATCAGTTCAACGAACACACAAGGTTTTGATTGTGGTTCATCAAATGCGACTGGTTCAAAAGCTTATAAACGAGCAATTAATGCTTTAAGTAACCCTGATGAATGGGATATTAATTTATTAATGATTCCAGGTGTGATACACGCTTCTTCAGGTACTACAATGCATAATGCGGTAACGAATCACGCGATAACTAAGATGGAAGCTCGAGCTGATGCGTTTTATATAATGGATGGATTTGCTTGGTCAGATAGTATAACAAATGCTACAGATGGTATTAGTTCTTTAGATACCAACTATGCAGGTGTATATTATCCTTGGGTAAAAATTATGGATACATCTACTAACAGACCAATGTGGGTGCCACCTTCAGTAGTGTTAGGTGGAGTATTTGCGTTCAATGATAGAGTTGGACAAGAATGGTTCGCACCAGCTGGTCTTAATAGAGGTGGTCTAACTTCTGTTACAGAAGCTAAATCAAGATTAACACATGCAGAGAGAGATAAACTCTATGAAAATAGAGTTAATCCAATCGCAACATTCCCAGGTCAAGGTGTAACGGTATTTGGACAGAAAACACTTCAGTCTAAACCATCAGCACTTGATAGGATTAATGTTCGTAGATTATTGATTAACTTGAAGAAGTATATTGCTTCTACATCTCGTTTCTTAGTATTTGAACAAAATACTACACAAACAAGAAATAGATTTTTGAACACGGTTAATCCGTATCTTGAATCAGTACAAGCAAATAGTGGTTTGAATGCGTTTAGAGTCGTAATGGATGATACTAACAACACACCAGATGTTGTTGATAGAAATCGTCTTGTTGGACAAATATTCATTCAACCTACAAGAACAGCAGAGTTTATTGTTCTTGACTTTGTAGTGTTACCTACGGGAGCAGCGTTCCCTGAATAAGTTTGACTTATAACAAACAGTAACGTATAATGAAAAGCCCCAATTTCGGTTGGGGTTTTTTGTTTTTATAAAAACTTCAAAAAAACTTCAAAGAAATGTGATGATTAATGTATTGTTTTTTCATACATCATTATATTTATATGTGAAGAAAAATTTATCCAACAAGGAGATAGTAAATGCCCGAATTAATTGATGCAAATGAAATTATGTTCACTCCGTTTGAACCGAAGACTAAGAATCGGTTTATTATGTATATAGAGGGAATACCAGCGTATCTTGTTAAGACAGCTAATAGACCTCAAATTACATTTGAAGAAATCGTTCTTGATCACATGAATGTTAAACGATATGTTAAGGGTAAAGGTGAATGGCAACCATTGGCTACTACTCTATATGACCCAATTGTACCGTCAGCTGCACAGTCAGTTATGGAATGGGTAAGATTATCTCACGAATCAGTTACAGGTCGTGATGGATATACCGATTTTTATAAAAAAGATGTAACATTTAATTTATTAGGGCCTGTTGGTGATGTTGTAGAAGAATGGACATTAAAGGGAGCTTGGGCACAAGATGTCAACTTTAATGATGTGGATTTCTCCAATAGTACAGACCCAGTAGATATCGAGTTAACACTTCGATACGATTACGCAATATTACAATTCTAACAATAGGAGTTAAAAATGAGTGAATGGATAGCAGCAAATTGGGAATATGTTTTAGTAGTTATTTACGCTTTAGAAAAAATCGTAAAAATGACGCCTACTAAATATGACGATATCTTATTTGATATGTTACTTAAACCAATCAAAGAGAAATTCTCACCCAAAAAGTAAACACAACGAGGACATAAAAAAATTTGAAGATAGATTTTTTTCGGTTATATTTATAAAAAAGTTATAGTTTTTCATTAAGGAGAATATTAAATGCCTGAGACTACAAAGTTTCCTACGGAAGTCATAGACTTACCGTCAAGAGGACGCTTTTACAACAAAGATAATCCATTGTCTAATGGACAAGTGGAATTAAAATACATGACAGCTAAAGAAGAAGATATTTTAACTTCTGAGACATTAATTAAGAAAGGTATCGTAGTAGATTACCTATTAAGAGAATTAATTGTTGATAAAAAAGTTAAATTAGATGAAATGTTACTTGGTGATAAGAATGCAATATTGATATCAGCAAGAATATTAGCTTATGGTAAACAGTATAAATTTCAAGGGACAAATTCTAACGAAGAGATGGAAGAATTTGAAGTAGATTTGTCTAAGATTGAAGAAGTGGACATAGATTATGATTCATTTACAATTGATGAAAATGGTGAGGTGGAATATAAATTACCACAAACCGAAAGAGTTATTAAATTTAGAGTAATGACATCTGGACAAATGGACAAAGTTGATGCGGAGACAAAAGCATTACAAAAGGTTTCAGAAATAGATAGAACATTGACTACAAGATTAAAAAGTCAAATTACAGAAGTTGATGGTAATCGTGAAAGAAAAGTTATAAATAACTTTGTTGATAACGAATTATTTTCTATTGATAGTTTATCTCTAAGAGCGTATATAATGTCAGTAACCCCAGACTTGGAAATGATCGTGAAGGTGACGGACAAATACGGAGAGGAGATAGACGCGGCAGTACCATTAACTGCCGAGTTTTTTTGGCCTTCCTCGTGAGTATCGTGCAGAGTTACACGAACAAATATTTCAATTAATATTCCACTCTAAAGGTGGATTTACCTACAAACAAGCTTATAATTTACCAGTTTATCTACGTCGTTGGTATTTAAAACGATTGATAAAAGCATATGAAGATGAGGCTAAAGAGTTTGAGAAGGCTCGTCATAATGTCTTAAAAAATAGATAATCTGATATTTATTTAAAACTGGAATTTATATGTCTAAAATCAAAATAAAAAACGAACATTTAATAGCTGAGTTTCTCGGAAG